AGCATTCGTAGCTGTAACAGCATTTTCTACTGTTACCACATGATTTATGTTGCTAAAAGTTTGATTTACTTCCAACTGTTCTATTTTTTCTTTTTGCTCTATTATCGTTTCACCTCGGTCTGTAAACACGTACCAAGTCGCAATCACAAAAGAAACTACAGCAAAAGCTAAAATAATTTTTTTATTTAAAAATATATTAAACCATGGCATCTCTATGAATCCATCCTACTAAATTTAGTAAATATCTTTTGGGATTGGCTTGAATCAAACGTGCATGGTATTCCATCTCTTTTAAGTCATAAGCTCTATCAAACAATGCTTCATCAAAGTTGTTAAGCTTAGTAATAGTCTCTATACCCATAAAACCATCAGGTACTGCACCTACTATGAGTTGAGCCATTTTTATGGTTCTTTTTTTGTTACCAGTATTCATGTAAAAAAAGTACATTTCATCTGCTATTTTTTGAGAGTCAATCATGTTTAGCTTGAGAGGCAACCAAAACTTTTTATAATAAAAATCTTTAACCGACTCCACAAGATTGTCATTTTCAAAACAAGCTTCAGAAGCTCGTTTCAGATTTCCATGATGTTTTTTAATCATCAAGTAGACATATTCCCAACCCTCCCAATACTCATGAGCTGTTTCATAAATTCCAAAAAAAGTTAAACCTGTTTCGTTTTTGTTTTTATGTAAAATATTCTGAACACTACTGTATTCAATCAATACCCTCTATTTTTTTAAATGATTCTTTAAAACTTGCCATTTTTTCTTCCTTGAAGTTTATTTTCATTCATTAGTCTTCCTCTTTCCTTTCAAGTTCTGATACTTTTTTAGAAAATATTATCAACTGTTTTTCATATACATCAATCACATAATGCATCGTAATATTTTGAAATATCAAATACGTGAAGAATGTAAAACAAATAGTATAAATCCAATTCTTTTTTCTATCTTTTTTACTAACTGGCATCTTTTATCTCCAATAATTTTTTTAATTTTATTGAAAATCCTTTGGGAAGAAGCACAATTAATATACTAAGCAACTCCATGCTAAGCAATGCAGAAAAGGCATATAAGGCTTTTGCCCCTACCCCCATGGGATTCATCATTAAAGCGTCTATAATGAGAGGTATGAGATAAATAGCAATAAAAAAAGAAGACATAATAATAGTCAACGCAATTTTCCAAGTCTTTTTCGGTGCTAGAAAAAACTGAAAAAACATGCCGAAAATAACAGCCAACTCAACTTGCGAACTATAAGAAAATTCTATAAACTTTTCTGTAAATTTATTCATTCATTATTCTCTAAATTCTTTTTCAAAACTACTACGGCAATGATTACTGTCTCTAAAGAGCCAGTTCACAAACCAAACCCATCTCCAATGTTCTTTTTTATAGACTAAAGCAGATATCGTATGCCCTTTAACATTAAAAATAATGGCTGCGAACAAGTAGTCTATGCTTACACCCACGTTGTATAAGTAGCCATAAATTTTCTCTTTGTTCCAGTAGTAAAAAATCCCTATCATCATAATAAAAACCCATGCTACCGACAAAAACAAAAATGCCAAAAATATCAAAATAGATGAAACAAACGGACGTTTTTTAAAATAGTTCTCACTCTTCATCTTCTACCTTTTTCTTAGATTTTTTCTTCTTTTTTTTCTTAACTTTTTCAGGCTTTAAGCGTTTGTCCATCAAGTTGGCATCTATCATTTTGCTACTTTCATCTTCTGCTACATTGATATTTTCATCAAAAGAAGAACCATTCATCATCGCTGACTCTTTTTCTCTTGTAGAGAACCCAGCATCTACTCGTGCTTTTGCTGCTTTAACTTCTTTGATTTCATCTATGGCACCTGCGAGTTCTCCAGTCCAAGAACAGTTCAAGTATGCTTCTCTCATAAATGGGTCTTCTAAAAACCCAGGAGCATTTATACGACCTAACAAAACGGCTTCTTCTATGACACGCTCAAAGATTGGCTGTGCAAAACGATTTGTAAACATGGTTCTTTGTCTTTTAAAGTACTTCCAAACTTGTAAAAGTTCAGCCCTACTTGCAGTAAACGACTTGTTAAACTCTGTCATGAGAATTGAGTAGTTTAAGTTAAGCCCCACAGCTAACTCACGAACAATCGCTTTATAAAATACCTCATAGTTCTTGTTGGGTCTCGAGGGGTCTGCTATTTCTATATCTTCACCATTTTTTAAATTTATGACTGAACCAGCACTCATGCTATAGTCCACATGCTCATCTTGACTTTGGGCTTCATCTGCTAAGTCCATTTCTAGCCCAGCACCCTCTTCGCTTTTAACAAACACAGTAAAAAGAGAAGAGACAAGTGCAGCCGTTACTTCTGAGTCGGTGTAGTCACCCAAAGTTTTAACAAGCTGAATAATTGGAGCCAAATAAGGAATTCCTCTTTTTTGTCCAGCTTCCATTTTTTGGAACAAGTGCAAGACCATACGACGACCGTTATCATCAAAAGCTTTTATGATTTGCCACTCTTTTGTATAGTTCAAGCCATTTGGATGCTCTTTGAGGATGTGGTAATAAATTGGGTCACCATTGCTTCCCACTTCTATACCACCTGCTAGGTTTGCTTTCTCAAGATTTCCATTTGGGTTGCAAACTTGGTCAGCCGATATGAGTGCAATAGCTGTCGTATAAGGTGTACCAATTCGCTCTATGCGTGGTAACAATGCAAAGACATCACCACCTATTAACATGCTGTAAAAAGCAGGTATTTGAATTTCATAAAAGTTTTGAGTACGCTCAGCATCTATGTTTTGTGAGTTTGCCACAAAATTAAATTCACGTAGCATTTGCTTACCAAGCTTTTTAGCTTTTTTCTTAGAAATCCCCAAAGCTTTATGGTTAGGCATAGGGTGAGGTCGCATACCTGAGCCTATAATATTGTCTAGGTTTTTGTTTATGGCACTTCTAGCCAAAGAGTTGTTTTTATAAAGTGCATCAGAACGTCCTCTAAGCGTGGGTAAATCTTTTATGACTACATCAGGTGCTGACTTCTTCATAGACCAACGACCAAGGTTACGACCAGTTCCAGCACCCTTGTACTGCGTTTTAGCACGGTTATATTTGTCTAGTTTTTGATTTTTGCTCATGCTCTGTACCCTACTCTTGAAATAGTTGGACCTCTACGCACTTTCATTTTTTTATGGTTTGGATTTAGTTCAGGATTGGCTGCGAAGATTTCTTTTAGTTCGTTTTCCCATTTTGTTATGTCATCACTTAGTTGTTGTAGCTCAACTCGTTGTTGTTCACGGTTTGCAACCTTGTAGCGTTGACTTTTTAAAGTAGCAGAACGAGCTAAAAGGGCTTCATCTAAGTACTTCTTTGCATCTTCATAACTGTAAACAGACAAAACACACCCTTTTAAACTTAATTTAAAATAATTTTATCTTTTTATTTTTTCGATTAAAAGGGGCTAGGTGCTTGTTTTACTATTTGATTTTTAAATATTTATTCTAATAATCATAAAGCTTTTGCACTTTCTCGAGATAAGGAAGAAACTCTTCATGAGACAAAAGAGCCTTATCGATAATCCGACCGATTTTTGTTTTATTTTTTTTACTCATTAACTCTAATGCCATTTGAGTTGTTGAACAAACGGATGCCCTAATTTGAACTCTGCCATAAATTTTATCGTCTTTATTTTTCATAATTCTCTCCTATTTCCTATAAAAAGCTTTCTTACCAAGCCTCTCCATTTGTTCCAACTTCAAATCTAGTCCTTTGACGCACTTAACTGCTGCTTTTGCATAGTTTGCACAGTCCAAGGCTTCGTTTCTCCTTTTATGTTCATTGCTCCATCTTCCCTCCTCGTCTTGAGTTTCTTCTAAAAATTGTTGTAAAAAAGCTTGGTCACTCATGTCGTGTTCCATGGTTACACCATCATAAAAATGCTGAATGTTATGAGGAAAGTGAATATACCTCGTACCGAACCTCTCCTCGATGTCTCCGATAACATCATCTTTAGCCGAGTTAACACCCAAGGTGTAGAGCTTTAGCGATTTGTTTCGTTTCGTCTTAACTACAGAAAAATCTTTAACGAGTGGGTCATCTATGCTTTTTCCTCCTTTTACAGCAAATACTCTATATTTTCTGTATCTCTTTAAAATGTAATCATAGACTTCCTGAGTCTTGTTTCCTCCTGTGTCAATGGCTGAACAAAAGATTTTCATCTCTCCACCATCTTCAGTCTTAAAAAATTTGGCAAACAAAAGCTTGTCAAGTCTTTTTTGAACAGATATGTCTTTTGGGTCACCACTCACGATGTAATGAGCGATTAAGTAACGTTCTTTATCATTTACCCAGCCATAAACAGAAACTTCAAAGCGATTTCCTTGTGTGTCTACTCCTGCTGAGAGCAGAACCACATTTAACGGTACTTTTGTATATTCTTCTCTTCTTTGTAGGAGCTGGTCTACTGTTGTCTCAACCTCTCGTTCTTCTTCATCTTCATATATATATCCCTCAACGGTATTCCACCATACTTTTAGTTTTGTAGTTTTTCCATACTTATCTTTATCTTTTAATGCCAATAAATATTTTTCTATAAGCTCAAACCACGTAATAAATGGTGAGTACCATGTTGGAATAAAGACTGTTTTTCTAAGTTTGTTTCGAAATGCTGGGTTAAGTGCTATATATTTTGCACCATTTTCTATTTTCATCATTTCATGTTTCTCATGCTCATAAATAATGCATCCATTTTCAAGACAAGCAAAAGTAACATCACCTAAAACCTCATAAGTCTCTTTATCATAATCATAAACAAAACCGTTGTTCAAAGAAGAAAAATGAATCATCTCATTGCAATGTGGACAATGCATATGATAACGATTTTGGTCACCGTTCATAACCTCCATGAAAATTTTAGAGTTTTTCTTTTTTACAGGTGAAGATTCACATAAAAACTTTCTACTTATTCCAAAAGTAGCAAGTCGGTTTTTTAAAAGGTCGATAGGGTCACCCTCTCCACCGATGTCATCCGGATAACGGTCAATGTCCGAAGCCAACACCAAGCCGTAAGAAGATGAAGCATAAGAACTAGGACTCTCAGACCAAAGCCAATTTAGTGTTCCACCATTAAACTTCATAGCAAAAGTTGAAGAACTATCAGTTGAACCCTGCTTGATAGGTGTAAAAACTTCATTTTTTAGTACAGGTGAAACTTTTACGCCTGACCATACTTTGTCGTTAACATGTTTTTTAAGTAGTGGCTGTGTTGGTAGCATTCCAGCCATAGGTCGTGGGTAAAGATGGGCATAAGTAAACAAGATGTTGTTACCAAGCTCTGTAACGCCTATCTGTACACCCTTGCACACATATACTTCTTGTACAGGACTGCTAGGACTCATCCACTCTGCAATGGGTACAAGAAATGGCAAACGGCTCATGTCATACTTACCATGTTCTGCTGCACCCTCACTGCTTAAATAACGATAGGTATTTGACCACTCTACTACGTTTATTTTTGGGTCTGGGCGTAAGCCTTTCTTCCATGAGTTTCGAACTACGGACATTATTTAGTTTTTCTATTTTTATTTAATGTTATAACTTTTGGCTTACCAAATCTAGCAACATAGCAAATTACACATAAGTGGATATGCCCATTAATTTTCCCCGTCATGTCTCGACAAGAAGCATGAAATACTTCATTATTATCATAATTCAATTTACTCAAGCAAATATCACATTTTAAGTAAAATGGTTCTTCTATTTTTTCTTTTTGCATTCTAATTTCCTTTTCTTAAATTCAATCTGTTCTTCCAACCTATGCCACTCTTTAATAGCAAAAATCTCACCTCTTTTGACACGCTCATACAAAGCTTTACGCACCTCTACTTGCTGTACCAAGCCACCTTTTTCAACCACTTCACTAAAGCTCAAATCAGAACGCTCTAATTCTAAATACCTCTCTATTTCATCTTCTCCAAAAAGAAGCATGGCTAAGAGCTGTACTTTTTGGTGTGTGTTATTAATTTCATTCTTGAATTTTTCCAAGTTCTCTTCTATTCCTCTTTATACTCGACCCAAGAAACCTCTTGACCATTAATTACAATCGTATCAACTGAGGTATATTCACACCACCGTTCCAAAATAACCTGCATGTATTTAGTATCTAACTCCATACCTCTAAACTTTCGACCCATGTTCTCACACGCTATTAAGTTGCTACCACTACCTGTAAAAAAGTCACAAACAAAGTCATCTTTTTTGGTAAAGTTTAGTAATGCACGTTCGTTTATTTCAACTGGCTTTTGCGTTGGGTGCAAATAAGTAGCTGTATTGTCTTTTTTAACTTTCCATAATGTTTCTCCATCTATAAAATGTTCAAGTATATTTTGTAATTCTGCTTTCTTTGATTTCCTTACAAACTCTTTTTTAACATCGTTTTGGTATTGCCAAACAGCAGAACCACGTCCACTTTGTAGCTGGTTACCACGGTTAACAACTAAAGCTATTTCGTAGTCTGTAGCCAAGGTTCTAGCACAGTCACCCATGCCACCACCACCTTTATGCCAAATTATCATGTTGGTTATTTTCTTAAAAGATTTTTTAACGCGTTTAAGCCATTCGTCTACTACTTGGTACGAAGTCCAAATCATAAAGAAGCCGTTGGTGTATTTTTTAGCAAGTGGAATAAAATTTAAAAAAGTATCATCATTTTTAATCATTCCGTACTTTGGCAACTTAGGGTCATATGCTATTCCGTAAGGTGGGTCGCTCAAAAAATGCACTATAGATTTTTTAAGATTTATTCCCTTGAGGAGTTTTTCAATATCTTCTTTTTTAGTTGCATCGCCACATAAAATAATGTGTTCATTTAACTCTACTATGTCACCATGCTCAATAACTACATTTTCTTCATCAACCGTTGGAACTTCGTCTGCTTTATCGTAGTCTATAATCGTTTCTACAAAACCAATTTTAAGTTCATCAAGTTCTAACTCATCAAACCCAGTTAACAATAAATCAAAATCATTCTCATAAAGGTTTGTAAGCTCTTTTAGAAGCACGTCCATATCAAAGCCTGTATTAAGAGTGAGTTTGTTGTGAGCGATGATGTAAGCTCTCTTTTGTTGCTCATTTAAGTGTGAAAGTGTAATCGTTGGCACTTCTTCCATGTTAAGTTGTTCTGCTGCCAACAATCGTCCATGACCCTCAATAATGATACCCTCTTCATCTATGGCTATTGGGTCGTTAAAGCCGAATTCTTTAATGGAGTTTATGATTTGGTCTATTTGACTTTGTGGGTGTTCCTTTGCGTTTTGAGCGTAGGGTTTTATTTTTGCTAGTGGGGTTTGCTTTATTTTCATCTATTTATTCCTAAAATCACAG